TATAGTTCATTTAACTCTGCATCCAACAAGGCAACAATTTCCGATAGCCCTGCATATGCAAATCAAATTGCAGAAGATGATGGATCAACTGGAGCACCAGCGGGTGCAGAAGTTAAGGCCAACCCACCATCGGATCGTTTTTCTTCTTCTTCCGACAATCCAAATCCCCTTGGTGCAACATATAACACCCAATCTTTTTACAATGCCCCAAAAGGAATGTTTGGTATTCCCCAAGTTAATACTAAAGTTTGGCTGTTTTTCTTGGATGGAAACCCGAATACACCTGTTATTTTTGGATATAGTCCGTCAGCTTCCAGCTATAGTCAAATTTATGATGATACCAATCATCCAAGTGGATACGAAAACAATGATCCAACACAAGAAGCAAATCCAGAAAATGTAAAAAGAAGAAATATGATGACTATCAACCAAAAAGGGGGTAGTATCAGTTTCAATGGAACAGATAATGAAGAATCGTTAAGCATTGCTCATGATAGTGGTTCATATAACGAGTTCAATAACTCTGGTCAACAAAATCTTGTGATGGGGCAAAAGAGTAGTTTGGTTAAAGGATCGTCCTTTTCCACAATAGACGATAGTCATTCGTTCCACTGTGGAGACAATTCCAATGTTTCTGTTCAAAAAGATGTCCAGATAACAATTGGAAGTGCAAATTATGCAGCTGCACAAAGATGGAAAGATGCTGCATCTAATATCCATGCTGTTAAAAGCCTTCCAGAGACTCAGAATTCAGGAAGCGATGGATTCTATTCTTCTCCTCTTGCTAAAAAAAGTGGAGAAAATGGCCCATGCCCAGCGTGTAGTCAGGGAAGATCATATAAAACATTAAAAGGTGGGAATGGTGACGAGAAAAATAATAAGACAATTGATGAGGGGCAAACTTCTTTTATTGATAGTCTTAAAGATAATTTCTTGGCATTTTTTGGAAAGAAGAGTAAGCTTGAAATAGAAGATGCAAAGGAAGAACAATTTCCAAAAACAGAAAATTGCCCTGTTTGTTCTGGAAGTGGAAAATCACCATCATCCATGGGTGGAAACTTCCCAAAGGAAGAAAGAAAAGAGGAAACGGGAAATCTTTATTTGAACTCAGCACAGGACTTTTTTGAAGCGGAAAATGATTTGGGAGAGGGTGGAAGTTTAACTCTCAATGTTACCAAGGATGTATTCTTGAGTGTTGGATGTGCATCGAATGACTTTGATAGTGTCAGAGTTAACAATCAAGGGTCCGCACATGATATAGGATTAAAATTGGATGGGGAAAACGGTGTTTATCCCTCCCCAGTTGTTGGAGCGGTAGTGGAGAAAGTTCATGTGGATAGGTTTCCAGGTGGACAGTTTACGGTGGACGCTCAAAATGGAATCAACCTATTGGGCGGTTCTGGTGGGATCGATTTCAGTAGCACAGGAGTCATGAGCATTCACGGAACAATTGCAGAAGTTACTGGAGAACAGGTAAATATTAGTGCAAAGAGCGGACTAAATATTGCAACTGATGATGTTCTTTCCATTAAAGGTTCAAATATCTCAATTCAATCGTCCAATCAAGTGTTTGTTAAAACTGTTCTTGCAGTGGATGGAAATATAGTGTGTCGCGGAGGAATCATGGCGCAGGGAGAAGTATATCTTCAACACGTTACAGCACCCGTTTCATTTCAAGAAACCGAATATCAGGCAGAATTGTATGGGACATCGTATGGAGAGAAGCAAATGGTGATGGGATTTATAAAAAACACACAAACTATCACTATGGATATACCCGGTCTTGGAAACGATATACCCTGCGTTGTAAAACAAACCGTTCCAATCTATACAACAGACAGTGGACAAAAAGCAGAAGATGGATGCATTTTTGTATATCCACATAGTCACGTCTTTAGAAATTTACCATTAAAACTCACAACCACATATGAATCGACTAGAAGAAGAGCGGCTGGAATAGAAGTCGCTGTAAGTGGTCCAATTGAGGCAAGTAAAATATCCAATGGTTTAACTTGTCCTGAAATAAAAGGAACAACAAAAGAGGGTAACACTGGACTAAGTAATCAATTAAAAGCTAAGGAGTTTACACCAATAGAATTATGATGTCGTTTTCCAAATACATTACAGAATCAGCATCGTCTGATTTCAAAAATAACATACAAAAAACAATTTCTTTTTTAGAAAAGAAAAAGAAGGTTTTGTTTCTCACCACATCAAATCGATATGAAAAAAATGCGGATGATGTTCCAAAAAGCACACAGATTGCATATTACATTCAAGAAATGGTTGGAATGAAAAAAATAGAAATTGTGGAAGTTCCAAATCTCAACATATACAATTGCGAAGGAAATGTGAGTAGTGCAAATGGAAATGGGTGCGGAAAAAAAGAATCATTGTTGGAAGATAAAGCAAAAAATCCCACAGGTTTTCACAGGTGTTGGTGTTCATTGCACCATAAAGACGATGAACTTTGGAAGATTTCAAGACCTCTATTTGAATCCGATTGTGTTTTATTTTTTGGTTCTGTCAGGTGGGGTCAGACCAATGCAATTTATCAAAAAATCATAGAAAGACTTTGTTGGATTGAAAATAGACATACAACACTGAGGGAATCCAATATTGTTGGAAATATATCTGCTGGAATTATTCTTACTGGACAGAATTGGAATGGGGAAAATGTTATAGAAACCCAAAAACAAGTTTTGAAATTTTATGGATTTGATGTTCAAAATGACATTTGTTGGAATTGGCAATATACAAACAATGCAAATGATGAATCAAAAGATTCATACAAACACGCAATTAAAGAATTTAACGAAGAACTCTTATAAATAACAATATGTCTAGGTTTGATAACACAATTAATGCACTTTTGGAGAATTTGATTTTTGAACAAGATCAAAGCGAAATTGTAAAGGCACAAGAAATCGTTGATAAAGCTAGACAAGATATTAAAACTCAATTTGATGCTGATCCTGAAATATTTGTACAAAATGCCAACAATAAAATAGCATCTTATAATTATTTGGCCAATGCATTTGTGGATTATGTTACAAAAATCAAAGACTCTTCCATAAAAACAATTCAAGACACCTCAAGTATAAAAGAACAGACCGATGATACACTTCAAGATGTAACATCCAAGGTAAAGGATTTTGCGCTTCAATTTGGAAAAAAGGCTGGAAGTGTGATTGGTGGAACATTTGAAAAAGGACTCGATCTTGTCACAGATGAACTTGTTGAAAAAGTACCATCGATCATGAAAGGACTTATGGGATCGGAAACATATGATAAAGTTAGAGCGGAAGTTGATCAAATGGAAGATAGTTTTTTATATAAAGTGTTTGCATTTTTGGACCCAACAGGCGTATTGTCTTGGACATATTTGGAGGAGGCTAAAGCTCTTTATGAAAAAAATCTCGAAACAGAAAACGAAGATATATATACATTGAATCTTTTAGCAGCAGCAGTGGCCGTGATACCAGGTGTTAGTGCATTGAAAATATTCACCGTTCCTTTCAAAATATTATCACCATTAACAAAAATTTTCGGTATTGGAAGAGCGGAGAGAATAGCTAAAGCTGTTGCAAATGAATTTAAAACGGCATTTAATTTGGGAGGCAAGATGCAAAAAGCAACAACAATTGGAGGAAAAATTGGGGCATTTGCAAAAAATATCGCAAAACCAATTAAACCCATTTCAAAACTTTTTGCATCTGGAGGAAAAGCTGCCACGATTATTGCTTCAGGTGACATCCCTCAAACTTGGAAAGATTGGACAGAGGAAGGTAAAAAAGAATTGGAAAAAGTTAAACCAGCTGAAAGAACATTGGGAAAATTCCCAAGTTTTTCAGGACTATCAACGCAAAGATTTTAATGCTTTCAAGACATCTGGAAGACATATTTCAAAAATCTTGGAAATTTTTATTTTATCCAAGTTTTCCAATTTAACCCAAGAATAGTCGATATGTTCATCAGATAAAGTTATATCGTGAAAAGGTTCATTAACCTTGAAAATGTAAGTAAAATATTTGTTTCCACGTATTTTAAATTCAAGTTCTTTTTTATTGACCCCCTTTATTGTTCCAATTTCTTCCTTCGCTTCCCTTTTTGCGGTTTCCAAAGGTGTTTCTTGTTCAATTGGTTTTCCCCCAACAAAACCCCACTTTTTATTTGGTTTTTTAAGAAGTAGAATTCTCTCTCCATCGTAAAAAACAATCCCTGCACCGTGGAATCTGTTAATGTTCGATTCCTTTATAATTTTGTATGCTTCAAAAATGTTCATGTATATATTTAAAAGATTTTTCTAAATAATCATATGCTATTTGATGACTTTGTAAATAAAATTCTAAGAGAGGCAACTTTTTCCACGCAACCAAAAGACGTGAAAAATGTTCCAACGACAACACCAAAAGATGGTTTATCCGCTATTACAGGAGTTTCGACACAAGGAACACCAGTAAACCAACAACAAGTAACTCAACAAGGTCAAGTTGCACAACAACCACAGAAACAAGAAGTCGATTCTTCAGATCAAGATACCGATTCATCCGATGCAATTGAAGGATTGGCTGATGCAATTGAAAAAGGAAATAAACAACAAGAAGATTTTTATAAAAAAATGATAGCTACAATGACTGCACAAAAGGCACAAGCATCTACAACTCCAGCCCAAACAACATCTCCAACAACCGCACCAGCAACAAATGTTCCAAATTCTCAACAAATTATTGCTAATTTGCAAAAACTTGGACAGTAAACAGTATAAATAATTCATAATATGGGTAAAAACTCCGATCATAAAAATATTTTTGAATCTTATTATAACAATGTTGTTCTAAATGAAGAGACTATCGATCTTTCAAAATTGGACATTCAAAGTTTAGAAGCGTTGCTAAAGACACAAACAAATCCTGATGCAAAAAAATCCATTGAAGCTGCAATCGCTGGAAAAAATAGTATACCAGCAGGGACAATGACTGCTGATCAAGCTAAAGAAGTAATAGCTAATCAACAATCCCAAAATGCAATGCCATTCCAAGGAACTGTCGTTAAAAGTGAAGAAAAACCTTCTCAAGCCACAAGTACAACATCAACAGATGCTGAAAGAAAAGCCAAATTCGATGCAATGTTTCCATCAAGAGAAGAATACGAAAAGCGTGAAGGCATTTCTACAGCACCAACGACAGCACAACAAGCACCAGTAGCAGCACCTAAACCCACAACTGGTAGTGGAGAGTTTGATGAAATTGCAAATTTAAAAGCCGCATTGAATAATCCGAATTTAGATCCAACGCTTAAAAAAATAGTACAAGATAGGATCACTGAATTATCAAAACAACCACAACCACAAGCGAAACAAGCGGCTCAACCATCAGCAAAATCTTCTGGAGGAGGATCAATAGTTGATTATTTGGCTAGTAAAGGGAAACCTACAGATAAAGCATCGAGAGCAAAACTTGCAGCACAAGAAGGTATACAAAATTATAGTGGAACCGCTGAACAAAATATTCAACTTTTAAATAAACTAAAAAGTAAAGAAAAAGCATCAGCACAACAACCTGCAACGAAGCAAGCATCTCAACCAGCAAAAAAATCAGGCGGGGTATCCAAGGCTGTTGGTGATGTTGGTACATCAATTAAAAAAGGTTTAGTTGGTAGCGAAAAACCACTTGGAGGTGCAGCAGGACTCGTTTCAAAAGGAATTGGAAGTGTTGGAAATCTAGCAAAAGGTGCAGCAAAAGGAGCTTCCAAAGTAATTGGTTCAGCTGGAAAAGGAGTTCAGAGGGCATTAGTTGGTGATCAAGAAGAGTCTGAAGAAGAAGGATTTGTTCAATTTGAAAACAATAATATTGCTAAATTTTTAAAATCTCTATCTGAAAAAGATTATTCTAAAGCCAATAAATATTTAAAAACTATTGTGGATAATAAAATAAATCGTAGTGTTTTAAAAAACATAAATAATAAATAACAATATGTCAAAAAAGAGCGATATGAAAAATTTAGCAGATGCATATGATAGCATGTTGCTAAATGAGGCGGTTAAACCAACTGAAAGCAATGAACCGATTAAACCATTAACTCCTGAAGAAAAGGCTTTTGGTGAAAGAGCTAGAGCCAATGGTAAGAACTGGACAGATGCTCAAACAAGATTAATGTTCCAACGTCAAAATGAAATTAATACGCAAGGAACAAATTCTTCTACTACACAGACTCAGCAACCCCAACCATCACAACTAGGTGGAACTATTGGTTCTCAGTCTAATACAATTGGAAATGTTGCTAATAGTGTTAAGCCAACGCAACCTGTTCAGCCAACACAAAGTAATGATGATGAAGGTTATGAAGAAGTTGAAACTACTGTTGAAAGAATACCAAATGCGACTCAAACATATACTTCCCCTTCAGCAAACCAAGCACAAAGACAACCATCACAACTAGGTGGAATTATTGGTTCTCAGTCTAATACAATTGGAAATGTTGGCGGTTTTGCTAAAGCACAAACAAATCGGCCTGTAGAAACTACAGTACAACGAATTCCAAACGCGACTCAAACTACATCTATTGCTGCTGGAGATGATGAATTTGAACAAAATGATGAAGATGAGAGTGATGATGATGAAGGTTACGAAGAAGTTGAAACCAGTGTAGAAAGAACACCAAATGCATCTACAACTACATCTATTGCCGCTGGAGATGACGAAATTAAGCCATATCATAAAAAAATTCAAGAAAAAATTAACATTTCTAAATTTTTAAAGCATCTTTCTGAAAAAAATTATTCTTCCGCGCATAAATATTTAAAAGCAATCGTGGAAGATAAGGTGAAAACTAAAATCGCACAAAGAATTGCAAAAATTTAAAACATAATAAATATGGATATCAAAAAGCAACTTAAAAAGGTAACTAAGGAACTTCTCAGCGAAGAATCTCTCAATGAGATTCAAGCTTCATTTGAAGCAGCAGTTGAAGAGAAGGCAAAAATCCAAGTAGCATCCGCTCTCGTAAAACAAGATGCTGACTATGCCAATAAACTTTCTCACCTATTGGAAGCAATCGACAAAGATCACACCAAGAAACTTCAAAAAGTTGTCAAAGCAATTGATATCAATCACGGTCAAAAATTACAATCAATTGTTGAAAAATATCAAACCGCTCTTATTAGTGAAGCTGGTTCTTTCAAATCAAACATCATTAACGATGTTTCAACATACCTCGATGCATATGTTGAAGAAGCTCTTCCAAAAGCTCAAATTCAAGAGGCTGTTAACAACCGTAGAGCCAAAATCGTACTTGAACAAATCAAAGAATTTCTCGGTGTGGATAGTGCCGTTTCAAAGAAAGCTGTTAAATCAGCAATCATTGATGGTAAGAAACAAATCGATGAAGCGAATCAAAAATTTGCTACAATTCAAAGAGAACACAATGTCCTCGTTGAACGTTACAATCTCATTGCTTCCGACCTTATTCTTGAAAAGAAAAGTGCTGGACTTAGCGATAAGAAAAAAGACTATATCAATCGCATTATGAAAGGCAAGAGTGCCGAATTCATCAATGAAAACTATGATTATGCTCTAAATCTTTTTAATAAAAATGAAACCGAAAGGCTTCATGAACTAAAGGAAAGTGCCATTAGAAAAGCAGTGGCAACTAACGTAGATGTTCCTCAAATTCTTGAGGAAAAAACCCAAGTTAAACAAGAGGAAGAAGTTCAAATGAACCCATACCTCAGAGAACTTTCCAAATACTAATTTTAGCTGAGATATTAAATAATTAATGTCTGAATTAAGTCGAAAAAATAAAGGAGAAACTAAAAAACGAATATGAAATCTATACGCCCTACACAAGCCTATATTGACCAAACTCGCGCTGAAGCTCTTTTGGAGAAGTGGAAGCCCGTTCTGAATTATACTTCAGATAAGGTTGCCGCTATCGAAGACGATCATACCCGCCTCAATACTGCTATGCTTCTTGAAAACCAAGAACGCTGGTGCATTGAGGAATCCAACCAAGCTGGTGGAAGCTCTTCCGTTTTCGGAAGTGTTAACGCTGGTGGTTTTGGTGGTGCTGGAAATAACTTCCCCAACAGTTACCCTGCTGGTGATGTTTATGCCCAAGGTGATGCTCGTTTGCCAAAGATCCTCATCCCGATGATTCGCCGTACTTTCCCCGAATTGATTACTAATGAAATCGTAGGCGTTCAACCAATGGGCGGACCCGTTGGACTCGCTTTCGCATTACGTTATAAGTACCTCGCTCAACAACTTGGCAATGATGGTGTTGATGGTTCTGGCACAAATGCTGGAGCTAATCTCAACAACCCTCAAGCTGAAGCTGGCGGCAAGGAACTCGGCTACCAATACCTCGACACCCGTTATACTGGCACTTCTAGTGCCAAGCTTTCTGGTGCTAGCGGAGCATATGCAAATCTTTTCCCAATGGTTGGACAAGATCAAGGCGTTGCTCAACTTCTCGCAAACTTCGAATTGACAGGTAAAATCCCTCAAATTGAAGTTAGCTTCGAGAAGACCGCAGTCGAAGCTGGCACACGCCGCCTCGCTGCTCGCTGGTCTGTCGAACTTGAGCAAGATCTTAAGAACATGAACGGTATTGACATCGACACTGAGTTGACGAATGCTATGAGCTATGAGCTTCAAGCAGAAATCGACCGTGAGATGATCATGCGCATGATTCAAACTTCTCTCAATGCTGGCTTTGGCGTTGGATACTCCGTATGGAGTCCCGCCTCTGCTGATGGTCGTTGGTTAGTTGAACGTAATCGTGATTTCTATCAACGTTTAATCATCGAAGCTAACCGTATTGCAATCCGCAACCGCCGTGGTGCAGCAAACTTCATCGTTTGTACCCCTCGCGTTGCAGCAATCCTCGAAATGTTACCCGAATTCCAATGGGTTCCAGTTCAAGGCAATGTTAATACTCAGCCTGTCGGTGTTGCAAAAGTTGGTAATCTCGGAGGAAGGTTTAATGTTTACCGTGACACTCGTACAGAAGCTCAATTTGAGCAAGGTCGTAGTTCCACTTACCTTTCACCAGGCCAAGTTCGTCCAAATCGCGTCGAATATGCTTTGCTTGGTTACAAAGGTCCAGAGTTCTATGATACTGGTATTATCTATTGCCCCTACATCCCTGTGATGATCCAAAGGACAATTGGCACTAATGATTTTTCACCTCGCGTGGGTCTTATGACCCGCTACGGAGTGGTGGATTCAATTTTTGGTGCGAATTTATACTACCACACAATTCTGTTAGCAGGTCTAGGTGAAGCATTTACACCAGCGAATACCTCGGTCTACTTCTAATAGAAGTCAAGGCAAAACTCTAAGAGAGTCAAGAAGAAATTCTTGACTCTCTTTTTTTATCATAAAAAAATAATAATATTTTCGGAACAAACATACTTGCAAAAAACAATTATCTGATATAAATAATTGAGACATGAAAGAACAAATTATTAATTTTTTAAATGAAAAATATAAAGGCACGACAAGATTTCTTAAACCGAAAATGTTTATAGAAAACTTCGGAAAAAATTCATATGAAATGATTGAATCAACAATTCCGTGGATTAAAGAACCATTTTCTTTGAAAGTTTTTTGTTACATAAATGATATATTAGAAGAACCTAAATGTAAAATGTGTCAAAAAAGCGTCCCATTCAAATGTTCTGAATTGGTATTTCAAACTTATTGTAGCAATAAATGTAGATATGATGATGATGTATATATTAAACAAAAATCAGCTAAAACAAATTTAAAAAAATATGGGGCTGAAAATGTTTTTGCATCAGAATATGGTAAAAATAAATTAAAAGAAACATTATTTGAAAAATATGGATCAGATAATTACACCAAAAGTAAAGAATATAAAGAAAGATTAAAAAATGGAGACATAAAAATAAATTATAATGGAAAAAAATCTGGAGAAACTATGATGAAAAATCATTATAGCAAACTGAAGGAAAAATACCCAAATGTTATACCCATGTTTAAATTTGAAGAATATCGTGGTTCTGGTGATTATACAATAGAATATGATTGGAAATGTAGAAAATGTAAACATTTATTCAAAAGGTGTTTAAATGTAAATTATTCAATGGTATGCCCAAAATGTAACAGACATGGTACAAACATAGAAAGATTCATACATAACTATTTGCACAATAAAAAAATATCATATACGATTAGAAATAGAAAAATAATAAAAAATCGGGAACTTGATGTTTACGTTCCAGAATTAAACATAGCTATGGAATGTAATGGATTGTATTGGCACAGTGATTTAATGAAAAGCAAAAATTATCATCTCGATAAAACGGAGCAATGTGAATCTAAAGGTATAAGATTGATTCAAATATTTGCCGACGAGATTCATTATAAGAGCAAATCCGTTATTAATAGACTTAATAATATATTCAAATTAAACGAGATTAAAATATCTAGCGATGATTGCGATATCAGAGAAGTTGATTTAGATACAACAGAAAAATTTTTATTAAAATATCACTTGGAAGGTCCAGATAATCCATCACATAGATATGGTCTTTATTATAAAAATAGACTTCTATCCGTAATGACATTTGAGAAATGTAAAACCGAAGGATTGTATAAGTATTCCAGATTTTGCACTATTAATGGAGTTGATATTTTAAATGGAGAAAAGAAAATGCTTGAATATTTTCTAAAACAATTAAACCCCTTAAAGGTTATTGCGAGATCTTGTAGAAGATGGAATGATGGTAAAAATTACGAAAATTTAGGATTTAAATTTACAGGAAAAAGTAATCCAAATTATTGGTATACTGATAAATCTTATCTTTATAGATTCCACAGGTTTGCATTCGCAAAACAACTTCTTCCTAAAAAATTGGAAAACTTTGACCCCACATTATCTGAAAGAGAAAATATGAAAATAAATGGGTATACGAGAATATATGACTGTGGAAGTTTGAAATACGAACTAATTCCCCAATAATTCAAGCCAAATAAAAAACCCCTTGGTAATAAACCAAGGGGTTTTTCTTTATATATTTTTCTATTTCTTATTGATCAAAGAGTGATTTACCAGTCTTGAGGCTTCCAACTTTGTTCTTGGAAGGATTGGTAAGTTCCGACTTGTGATCGAGAGGGTGTTTACCAGTTTCTGTGCCAACTGTATCAGTTACTTTTGCATCAGCCTTACCAGAAGAAGCCTTGATATTACCAGCAGCAGCAAAGCCTTTTTGGAGCTTGTGACCAGCGGAATCTGGAAGTTTTTCGATGTCGGTTGTTTCATACATACCGTGTTCATCGTCTTCTTCTTCAGCATCTTCGTCTTCATCTGAATCAACTCCGAGGTCTTCTAAATCTGTATCAGATTCATCAGAACCTTCGTCATCTCCCATTGAATCGGCTACTTGTTGAAGAAGGTCGATTGCCTTTTGAAGCATTTCTTTAGGTGATTCAGTTGATTCGTCGCTATCGGAATCAGTTTCGCTATCAACGTCAAAGTCTTCGACATCTCCAGCAGAACCTTCTGGTCCCATTCCAATGCCTGTGTTTAAATTAAGTTCGTCATTCTTCATGACATCTTCGTAGAGTTTATCAAATATGCTCATAAATTTATTTATATCTTCTTCATGTAATTTTTTGGTTTTTTGTGAAAATTTTTCATTTTTCTTTGCCTTGGTGAGATTTTTTACATTTTGAGGTCCACCCTTTTTAAATGTAGAAGGCTCTTTTACGACTTCTTCAGATCTTTTAAATGTATCTTTTGGAAATTTGGCATTGACTTTTTGGCTTTTCTTTTTAGTGGATACCGATTCATTGATTTGTGTAGCAGCTGCTGCACTAGCTTGTTGCATTGCACGGTAAATGTTACCAATGTCTTTGATTGATTTTGATCTGTTCATCATAGGTTTTAATGTATTTATGTTTTGAACGTTCTAAATATTTGAAATGACAGCAAAAAAAGGTCCAAAAGAAAAATTTTATTTGGGAAACACAAACCTCCCAACAGCACAGACAGAATATGATTACACTCCTGACATGATCAAGGAGATTGCAAAGTGTAGAAAAAATATTCTACACTTTGCGAGTAATTATTTTTATATTATCAATGTTGATGAGGGTAGACAGAAGATTAAACTTCATAAGTTTCAGAAGAGAATTTTGAAGGCATTAATGGAGAATAGGTTTAATATCTTGTTGGCTAGTAGACAGATAGGAAAAGCCTTGGCACTAGATATTCCAATTAAAACCCCAAATGGTTGGACAACTATGGGAGATTTAAAAGATGGAGATGTGGTTTTCGGTCTTGATGGGAATCCTTGTAATGTTGTAAAAGCCCATGACGTTTTACACAATAGAAAATGCTATGAAATAGAATTTGAAAACGGTGAAAAGATTGTTGCAGATGCTGATCATCGTTGGTTTACTCAAAACTTAAGTGAAAGAAAATGTAAATCAGATGGAAGCATTAAAACAACCGAAGAGATATTTAAAACACTATACAAAAATAAAACTGAACCAAATCATAGAATACCTTCATGTTTGGCTGGATTAAATTGCGAAGAAAAAAATTTAATCATTCCTCCGTATGTTTTGGGATTGTGGTTAGGCGATGGTGCAAATGAAAGTTCCAGAATAACAGTTGGAGATAGAGATATAAACGAAACTCTGGAACTTTTAAAAGAATACACACAATATAAAGTGACTTGTAAAAAATGGAAACAGCAAGCATATAGTTTAAATTTGGGAATGTTAAGTGGAAGACACGGGATGAAAAAAGAAACATCCTTGAGTGAAGAATTGAGAATCATGAATCTTTTTAACAATAAACATATACCAAATGAATATATGTATTCCTCCAGAGAACAAAGACTGGAATTGTTAAAGGGTCTAATGGACTCTGACGGATATATTGATAAAAATGGAATAGGTATTTTTTATAATACAAATTTAAAATTAGCTATACAAGTTAAAGAATTAATAGAAAGTTTAGGATATAAAACAACTTACAAAACATTTATTCCAACATTAAAAGGAATAGATTGCAGTGAATGTGCTGAAGTTATTTTCAAACCAAGAGAATTAGTATGCAAGCTTTCATTTAAAACATCTAGAATCGAAGTTAATAATACCGAAAAACCGGAATCAAATAAAAGAAATCAATGGCACTATATAAAGTATATAAGGGAAGTTGAATCCGTTCCAGTTCGTTGCATTACTGTGGATTCTCCAGATAGCTTATTCTTGGTTGGAAAAAGTTTAATACCAACATCTAATACCACCCTTATGACCATATATGCACTATGGGTTGCACTATTTGAAGAAGATCAAAGAATTCTAATTGTTGCAAATAAAGAACAAACCGCGAAAATGATTCTCAAAAGAATTAAAACAGCATTTGAAATGATGCCAAATTTTATCAAAGCTGGTGCGGTGGAATATGGTCAAACAAATATTTCACTCTCCAATGGTTCCTCCATCGGTATTTCCACAACAAGTAGTGATGCGGGTCGTGGTGAATCGGTGAATTGTTTACTAGTTGATGAAATTGCGCATATTGAATGTTTTAGCGAAGAAACATTTGTTAGAGTTAGAAATAAAAAAACTAAAGAAATTCAAAAAATTAAAGTAGGTGATTTTATCAATCAAATAAAAAATAGCCAAAAAGTATAAATAAATACATGATCGATAAAAGTGAAATGCGTGAAAAAATTATAGAATTTTTCACAAAATATTGTGGCAATAAACTTAACAAAAATGTATACTATCGGGGCTTCTATTCTAAAAGAGGTTTTGCTGAAATATATGATTATTTGCAAATATATTTTGAAGGAACTGTTTTAGAAAATACCGGAATAGCTCAAAAATATTATCACATTTATTGGGATCATATGAACATTCCGGAAGATAAAGCTTTTGTGAATTTTCAAAAAGGATATAGAAAAGGAAAAGCCGTTACAACCGCTAAAAATAAAAAATGGTTGGAAAAAACAATAAATGATTTTTCAGTTGATTTTAATTTTAATCTGAATTTTTTTACAGAAAACGAAGCAAAAACTAAACTGCATTCGTATTTTAAAGAAATAAAATATAGGCAACTATCCAATGATTATGATCTTTTAAATTGGATATTAAATTTTTTAAAAAATCTAAAAATGACAAATTATGAAAAATTGGTATCTTTTTGTCATGGTAATATTTTTTGCATTTGTGGAAAAATTAAAAAAATAGAAAAACCTTTAGATGTGAACAACACTTGTGGTGATGAAAAATGTATATCTTTAATATTGTCCAATAACGCTAAAAGTCGAGATTTATCGTATTTAAGAGAAAGAGAAATAGTAGAAAAAGCTAAAAATAATAGATCTTGGTATAAACCATCTGAAAATACAAAAGAAAAAATATCAATTTCGAATAAAAAAACGTGGACACCTGAAAAAATAAAAGAAAGAACGGAAAGATTTATAAGAGATGGAATATATGAAAAATCATCTAATTCTATTAAAGCTAGAATATTAGCTGGTGAATATACTCCAAAAACAATGAATAGATTGACGCATAAAAGATTAAGCAGCGATATTACTAAAATTAAAACATATAGAAGTAATTGGGAGCTAAAATATCACGAAAAAAATGTTAACTTAAAATATGAATATTTAAGAATACCGTATATTTATGATAATAAACAAAGCGTTTATATTGTGGATTTTTGGGATGATATTAATAGAATCGCAATAGAAATAAAACCAGAATCAATGAAAGATAGTCCAAAAAACTTAGCAAAAATAAATGCATTGGAGGAATGGTGTGAAAATAACAATGCAACATACGAAATCATAACAGAAAAAGATTTTACTTTTTATGATGAAAAATGATGATATTTTAGAATTTATTCCCAATTTAAATGAATGGGAAATTGAAACACCTAATGGATGGAGCGATTTCAAAGGAATCACCAAGATGAAAAAGAAACAACTTTATTCTGTAACAACGGAAAAGGATAAAAATGTAATAGTTTCTAAAAACCATTTTTTCATAGATGAGAATGATGAAAAATTGTTCTGTAAAGATACATTGAATAAAAATATTAAAACAATTGATGGTTTGGAAAAAGTCACAAAAATAGAAAAACACAAAAAGGGATGTGTTTATGACTTAATTTCCGTGGAAAAAGGAAATGTTTTTTATGGAAATGGTATTTTACATCATAATTGTGGATTATTAGAAGAATTCTGGAGGTCCGTCTATCCAATTATTTCATCTGCCAAAAAATCCAAAATTCTCGCAGCATCCACACCTAAAGGAATCGGTAATCTTTTTCATGATCTTTGGGAAGGTGCAAATAAAACAGGAGAAGAATGGAACGGCTGGCACGGTGAAAGAGTGGACTGGTGGGAAGTTCCAAATAGAGATGAAAAATGGAAATTAGAAACCATGAGAACAATTGGTTCCAGAGAAGCATTCATGCAAGAGTTTGAAAATGCATTTCTCGCATCTGGTGAAATTCCAATTGACAAAGATGTTTATGATATGTTGGAATCTGGTTGTAAAGATCCAGAATACATTTTTGATGATGGTCAATATGTTGTATGGGACGAACCAAATGAAAAATGTCATTATGTTGTTGGCGTGGACGTTGGAGAAGGTTTAAATCAAAATGCCACAGTATGTCAGATTCTAAACATCACAGACCTAACAAATATCACACAAGATGCCGTCTATTATACAAAGAAAATATCACCATATTACTTTGCTCAAAAATTACACGATCTATTACAACAATGGGGAAGACCACCAGTACTTATAGAAAGAAACGGTTGTGGAGCACAAGTCATCGATTCTCTAAAAATGAATTATGGTTATGAAAATATTGTAACATGGGGAACGAAGGGTGCAATATCCAATGATTTCAAGACAACAAACAAGGCTGGTATTATAAGTCACCAAAATTCAAAGATAGAAGCTGTCACAAATATGAGATACTTTCTCAATGAAATGAGAAGCGTCAAAATAAGAGACATAAAGACATTAAGTGAAATTAAGGACTTCATTCGTCATCCAAATGGAACATGGAGCGGTAGAACTGCAAACACTTTGGATGATAGGGTTATGGCTCTTGTTTGGGCAACCGCCATTTTCATCAATGACATTTGCAAGAGATATTACGAGATGATTGCAATGGATGACAATCAAAGACCATTGAAAATAAAACCTATCGATTATGGAATCACAGATATAGTATCTCCAAGCAATATATACGTGAACGAAAAAGATGCACAAGCATTCATGCCACTTCCCACCGTTTTTAGTAATCCGATTGGAACGAAAGATGAATTTTCCAACATTCCAGATTATGAAATTTTAAAAAAAGATGGTTGGGATATTTTCACAAAGGATTTCAACTTCTAAATAATTAATATGTCAAATTTGTCCATTTTCCAATCTTCATTCAACAAGCAGAGAAGAGACAAATTCATCATGGTTTTTGATCTTCCGAAGATTTTGAAACCAGAGAAGTCAATATTGGAAAGAGGTAATAATAAAGTAATGCCAGATACAGTTCAGTATTCTCTTTACGGAACCGTAATCCCATCCCTAAACATTCCATCCACAAATGTACCATATGCTGGACAAGTTCCAAAGGTAACGACATTCAATCGTCCTGCATTTGAAAATATGACAGTGAATTTCACGGTTGACAATCTTTTTAACAACTATTGGGTATTATACAGATGGCTCAATTGTTTCAATGATGGAAAAAAAGGATTATATAAAACTCCGATTCCATCCGAAGGTTTGATGCCAGACTATCAAACGACAATCACAGTATATGGCAGGGATGAATATAATAAAAACGTAATAAAATTCAATTTTTATCACTGTTTTCCTGTAAGTCTCGGTGGAATAGGATATTCGGACAGGGATGCCACTGAAATGGAATCATCGTTTCAGTATGCATATCACCAATTTGAAGCGGAATTGTTACCAGAAGAATAATTTTTTAACGTTTTTTATAAAAAACATTCTTGAAAAATCATAAATAACTTATATGGCTAGAACAATTCAATCACCGGGTGTGGAGATCAAAGAGATCGATCTTACACTTAGACCCGTTACAATAGAAGGAACTTCAGTTTTCATCGCAGGTTTTTCACCACAAGGACCAATTGATGAAGTTCTTCAACCAACAAGCATTTCTGAATTTGAACAAATTTATGGCTCACCTACAAATGCAGCCGAGCGTTATTTTTATCACACCGTTAAAAACGTTGTAAATTCATCTCCTGCTCGCCTTCTTGTAACACGTCTTCCTTATGGTAATAACAAAGGTGATGGTTTCTCTTCTTGGAGATATAGTGCTCTAGCATATCCTGTAAAAGCTTTATCAGCAAATGCTGTTAATGGCTTTTCCACAAATTTATCCGCAGCACAAACTTATTTTATCGGAAAACCGACACACCTTGAACTTAGTGCGGAAGAATATCAAAGTATTGTAGAAGGAAATATTTATTGGTCAAATAGTCCAACCACATCTGGTTCATTTACCTATAGCGACTTAAAAGATGCCGCTTTAGTTGTTCTTAACAAGTCACAGACCACTGTAAACAACAAATTCGAAGGTTACTATGTTGGATTTGCCGATAATAGCAATTTTAATCCAGCCACTCAATTTGATTCCATTCGAACAGTTCAGGGTATCCAATCTTCTTTGAGTTCAATTTCAACTTATACAACAGTTCCAAAAAATCGTCTGAATTTCAGTCTTTCTGCAACCAAGTTTGGTAGCGGAGATTCCATTTCAGAAGTTATGGAAAATCTCTCTAAGTTCGATATCAGCGAAACCGCATATCAAGATAGCGCGGCATTCGGTATATTCAAACTTCGCCAAAGCATTTTCACTCCAGATATTATTTCTCTTGATTATGTTTTAGCTGAAAATTATACAGGATCATTCGATTACCACAGACAAATTGGGGATCAAAATGGTGGATCACCTGTAACATTCAACATTTCAAGACTCGCTGAAGATTCCCCAAACATCAATGTTATTGTAAACCCATATATCAGTAACAGATATGCTGATACTTGGCTCGATAATAATGGAATCCCAACTAAAAAAGTTAGATTCCTTTCCAAGCAAATTGAACAACCACTTTCTGATTCAGGATTTATCGATACTCAAGCAACTTATCTTACAAGAGTCGGTGCAGCATCTGCTACAGTTGCAACTATAGCATCTGCTTATGGATACGCTGATTCATTATTCCCTCTTGGTGTATATAGCAATACTGTGGCATCAGACAAATCAATTGGATCTCTTCCAAAGAAACTTGATCGCGCTCTAGAACTAGTTGAAAGCGATGAACTCTATCCAATTGATATTGCACTTGAAGCTGGTCTTGGTACAATTTATGTAAATGCCATTGAACAATCTGGTCAAACAACTGAATCTGGATATGCATCTGCTGGAGAATATGTCGAAAGTACTCCTTTAAATGCTCTTTCCGCATTCTATACAACAAATTCAGAAAACTTAAACTCCGATGGTCTGAGAATTCGTGGAAATTACACAGCTATTTCAAACATTCTCATCAATTATGCTGAAAAAGTTAGAAAAGACTTCTTGGTTGTTTTAGATCCTATTAGAAACATTTTTGTTCAAGGCACAAATAGCAAAGTTATCAATACTAAAAAACTTTGGTCGCCAAATGCTGGAAATGATCCCGATCCAACTGCTGCTGGATATGTTACAACAAACTTCTCTCAACATATATATTGGCCGTTAAGACATCAATTTGGAACAACAAATTGTTCTTATGCTACAAC